GTATTTGCATAGCATTGCCTAATTCATCTACTGAATCTACTTGTATACTTTCAGTTACAAATACTGGCTCATAAACTACCCAAACTACACCTCTGCCCGGTAATAAATAATCTTCTATTGCTGCCTTAATTGGTTTGTCTGCTGCATATATTTCATTTCCATATTGTAATGCTCTTTCTAACATAACAGCTACTTGTCTAGTTACTGGATTATTATTGTTATATCTTCTTCTTACATCAGGCTTAGGCATACGAGCAAATAATGCACCTTTCATAGTTTCAGTATTTGACCATAAAATATTAAATTGTTTGTATATTCCAGCACCAAAAGAATCAGTATTTCTTTCATCTCTATATCTAGAAACTACTTGTCTACCTCTATCTCTCCAATCCTTTTCTGCTTTGTCTGCACTTTCTAATTCAATATGCCAATATTGTGAGGTGCCTTGAACAACTTCCATTTCTTTTCTAGTTTCTGCCATTAAATTCTTCTTTCAGGTTTATTTAGTTGTTCTTTATCATGCATATCAATCATTTCATCTAATGTTGGTTTTTTTAATAATTCTTTTTGAATATCAATGGGAGTAGGTTCTGGTTTTATGTGTTTATAAGACATAGCTAAGTACCTCATACTGTCTGCAAAATGTGAACTCCAATTATGTAAAGGGTTTCTTCTAAAAACTCTTTTAACATCATCCCACTCTCTTTGATAATTTCTCAAAGCATTTAACCCATTTTCGCAATTATTAACATCAAAATAACAATGTTGCAACAATAATCGTACAGCATTGATTCCATCATCAACTTTATGGTTAGGAACTATGCGTGGTCGTCTACCCATATTTATTAAAGTTTCTGCTCTAGTTCGACCTGTTCCTAATTCTCTAACTTTTGCATCATGTGGTAAATAATCATCACCCCAATATTCAATTTGCATTTCTTCCATAACTTTTACATAGTGGTCTAAACCAACACCTGAACTTTCATAACAATCAAATATTCTTATTTCTCCCATAGTTACTTGAAAAAACCATAAAGCACAACTGTCTGATATTCCTAAGTCCCATGCTACATGAACTGGTAAAGTTGGGTCTCTTTCAATGTTAGATATTCTTCCTTCTTGTTCTGCTTCTATTATCAAATTACCATAGTAAGAACCTTTTATTGCTGCAGACCAAGAACATTCAAATTCTTGCATATATTCATCTTCACCCATTTGTTTTTTTGCTGCATCTAATTCTTCAGCATCAACAACACCAGTTTCACTAGCACGATAAATGGCTCTATGCCATTCACTATCATGTTTTGCATCTTCATATAATTGCCAAAATTGATTTCTACCTTTTGGTGTTCCTATAAATATTGCCCAACCTTTTCTATCAGTCAATGCTGGTCGTATAACTTCACTCCACATACGAGGACTCATGTCTGCATATTCATCTAAAACACATCCATCTAGAAAAATTCCCCTAAGAGCATCTGGGTCATCACCAGCACCATATAATCTAATACGACTACCATTTATTAAATCTACTCTTAATTCAGATTGATTAACTTTTGTACCGGGTATATCTTTTGTATAATATAATAAATAATCCCAAGCAACTGCTTTAGCTTGTCGATAATAAGGTGCTATATAAGCAAATCTACCATCTTTTCTTTCAGTTTTTATTTCTAATGCTTTGCGTAATATTTCAGTTATAGCATAAACTGATTTACCCCATCTTCTATGACTAACACATATTTTAAATCTTTTTGTATTTTTATGTAACTCATTTTGTTGAGGTCTTGGTGTGTAAGGAATAGTTATATGCATAGGGTTACACTTACCATTTCTTACACGACCAATATCGAGCAGTAAGTTTAGAAGGCGGAGATGAATCACATCTATGTCTTGCTCGAAAACTTTTTCTTCTAGCAGGGCTACTTTTTTTAATTTTCATATTAGGGTCACCAAATCTAATAAGTTTTGTTTGTCCATTAGCTCTAGCTAATACAGCAAATTTTTTATTTTTATTTGGAGTGCGTTTAGGTTTATTATAACCAGAAAATCTTTCTCCTCGATATTCTATTGCCATTTTAAACTTTTTTAGCTTTTACTTTTGCTCTCTTTGACAACTCACTAAAATGAAATAATTTAACACTTGTTTTACCATGTGTTTTACCTGAGTGCAAATCACCATTAGGCATTTTATGTGTGTTGCCTTTAAAAAGTGTTCCATCTCTTTTGTAATGTTTTACCCCTTTCATTATGCACTCATTTTCTTTTTAGCTTTTTTATTTTTATTTCCCATGACAATTCTCTTTTTTTTCATAGAATTTTTAGACATTTTTTTTGATTTATAACTATATCCTTTACCGGGCATAATATTATCCTTTCTTTTTAACTTTTTTTGCTGTTTTGGCTGCTTGTTGAAAATTCTTTTTTGTAGGTCTACCTTTAACACTAGGTTTTCTCATGGTTTCACCTGAACCAGCTTTTATTCTTTTCCTTTTGGCATGAATATTAGCATACAATCCTCTTCGAGCCATGTTACTCTCCTTTTTTATGTGTTATTTTATCTTTAATTATTTCTGCGTCAACAATTTTTTTTTCAGGTTCTAAATTAAAACTAACTGATATGTTATTTGGTATGCCTTCATGTTCAACTTTTTCTTGAAATCCAGCTTTAGTTTTTGCTAAAAATATTGCAGATATTGTGTCACCATTCATAGCTTTTTTATATAATTGACTTCCTATAGCCATAGTTAATTTTTCTTTACCAGTTTCTAATGCATTTTGAAAATGTTTTCTTAATGTTTTTGCATCACAACCTATTAACTTTGCTATTTGTTCATGTGTTAATCCAAATGCTACTCCTAAAGAGCATATTCTTTCTTGTTCTTGTGTTGGTTCAAATTTAGGTCTTGGCATCATCTTAATCCTATATATTTATGTGTTTGTATACTTATGTTCCAGTTATATTGTATACAACTGTCTATGCACAATTGTGTAGCTTTTTTACTTTGACTTAAAGGTTGTAAATATATTTTTTTGTCTTTTACTTTATAATCTTTAATAAATTTTTTAAGTTTTTCTATGTCTTTTTGTTTACCAATAGGCATTTTAATTTCATTGGCTCTATTTACAGATTCACTAACTAATTTTTTTCCTCCTGTCATATCTATTTTAGGAGACACTGTTACCCATGTGTTGATATTACATTTAATTACTTCTGTTCCTGATGTTTCAATCTGTGTTTTATATTCTCCTTGCTCAAAATAATTTGTTACTCTTGTTAAGTCATACAAACATGGCTCACCTCCAGTAAAAACTATATGTTTAGCTTTAAATTTATTTGTTATTAATTGATATAAGTCAAAATCTTGAATCCAACTATATTTTTCACTATCTAATGTTTTATTTAAAATATAATCTATGTTTTTAATGTTTGCTGAGTCAACTTGCCATGTGTGTTTGGTATCACAAAATGCACAACCTACATCGCAACCTTGCAATCTTACAAAAACACTAGGAGTGCCAGTAAAAGTGCCTTCACCTTGTATTGTTTGAAAAACTTCATTTATATTAATCAAATCGTTGGACATATTTCATAACATCATTTTTTATATCTTGTTTTTTTTGACTTTCCCAAGGAAAAACTACCCAATTTTCACATAATAATAAAGAAAAATATTTATTGCTTTGTTTTTTACTTACCCAACAACAATATTCTTTGCATTTTCCCTCATATTTATTAAAAGTTTGTTCAGAATCTATAATATCATCAATCCATAAACAATTTTTTTCAGGTTTTTGTAAAAATTTTAATTTTAATTTGTGTGATAACCCGACTGCAAGTATTAAACCACCTCTAGGAACTCCATAAATACCAGAAAATTCATTTGTTTTGTATTTATCTTTAAATCTGCTCATAGCTAGTTGATAATCATTCCAATTTAAATAATTATATGAACTCATTATCACTCCTTTTTCCTATTTTCATTGCCATATTATTATCAGTTTCTCTTACTTGCACTTTAGTACACCATATTCTATCTTGTTCACCATAATCTTTTAAAAAAATTGTATTTATGTATTCATATAAAAATTCTGCTATACCTTCACATCCAGTTTTTTCTACTTCTGTAATTTTAGCTAATTTTTTTTCACCTAATTGTTTTAAAAAATTATAGTCAGGGTCATCTTGTGCTAACAAAAAAGTATGGTCAAACCATTCTTCTAATTTTTGTTTTAAAGGTCTTAGTCCTCCAAAATCCATAACCCAGTTTCTAGCATCTAATGTTTCACTTTCAAATTCAAAATAAAATGATAAAGCATATCCATGAATTAAATTACAATGACTGTCTGCTCTCCATTGTCTATATGCAACTGGTCCTATTTGATTGTATGTTTTTGTAGATATATAC